GTGTCGGCTGGCGGCATGGGGTGGAAGCAGGTCGGCTATACCGACATTATTCACCTTGACGGCACCATCGAGCGGCTTGTCGACAACAACGAGGACGCCAATGTCGATCCTTGGGAGGTCACCAATGGAGCCAAAGGCTACAACTCCGTCAGCCGTCATGTCGTCTATGCCGGCGGCTGTGACAGGTCGATGAACCCCAAAGACACCCGGACTCCGGCACAGCGCAAGGCTATGGAGGCGTATGTGAAGGACTTTCACCGCCGCTTCCCCGATGTGCGTATCATAGGACATAACGAGGTCGCAGCCAAAGCCTGTCCGAGCTTCGACGTTCAAAAATGGCTCAAGTCAATCGGTATAAACCAGTAACAACCCAGTAAACCAATCACAACGATGTCCTCCAGCGAAATCCTCAACATACTTCTCGGCACCGGCCTTATGGGACTTGTGGTGGCAGTTGCCACCATGAAAGCCACCGTGCGCAAGGCCAACGCCGATGCGGAGAAAGCGAGAGCTGAAGCTGAAACCGTGCGCATCACCAACACTGAGAACGCGACCCGGATTCTGGTGGAGAACATCGTCAAACCCTTAAAAGAGGAACTTAATGCCACACGAACAGATCTGCAGGCCACCAAAAAGGAGATGGCCTCTACCAAGAGAGAAATGGCCCGGTTACGCAAGGCTGTCGAGGCTGCTACCGGTTGTCGTCATGCTGACTATTGCCCTGTGCTTTTCAAGCTGCGCGACAACCAAAAAGACGCAGACCCAGCAGGAGCAGACATCTTCGACTTACGCGAAGAGCGACACGACTGCGGCAGTGACCAGGGTGATAACGACGCAGACGGTTCCCGAGAGCCAGGTACACATGGCGATATCCGTGGACAGCCTCCTTAAACTGCCGGAGGGAGCGGCCTACCGTGAAAACAAAGACCGGGCGCACGTAGAGGCTACCCATCATGACGGCATAATCTATATCACCGGCACATGCGACAGCCTGCAACGCCAGGTGGAATATTACGAGGCACTCTATCACAATGCACGTGATGCACTGGAAAATTACCGCGAGTCGGTCATCGAGGAACGTGCGTCTCGGAAATCCCCCTTTAGCATATACATGAGCGGGGTTGCCTGTGGCATTATCCTCACAGTAGCAATAATCGGTTTTATCAAACAATCAAAATAACACAAGAATGAACAGTAACTTCATGTACGGCCTCGGCGCCGTAAAATATAAGGGTGCCGAAGTCGGCTACATCGCCAAAAACTCGTTTGACTTCGGCGGCAAAAAGCCAGAGGCGGCCAAGATTGAGGCCGAACAGGTTCCCGGTGCCCCCGTGCTTGTAATAGCACAGACCAACGGGACTATTGCACCCAAGTTTGATATGATTCAGCTTAATTTCGAGAGCCTGAAGCAACTGCTTGGCGGAACTCTTCATTATTCAGACGGTGCCCAGACCACTGTTGTCGGCTGGACTGCGCCGACTGATGCCGTCACCCTTTCCGGGCCGTGGGAACTCAAACTGGTATCGGGGCAGAGCGTGCTGATCCCCAATGCTACGCTGCTTTCAAATCTCGGGGGCAAGCTGACCCTTACCGAGACATCGAAAATCGAGTGCGAGCTGGAACTGTCGGCACCCGCGGAAAAAGGGGTACCCCCCTACGGTGTGTTCGATTCGTCGGCAATGCCGACCGAATGGACGGATGGAGACAGGTTCTCCCTGCCGAAACAAAAAGATGCCGCCTCAGCACAGGAAGGCTAATATCCGTACACCATGGATGACTTCAAAAGAAGGGCGATAGAACGGGAAGCGGCAGACGCGCTTCTGGATACGGGGGTCTCAATCCCGCTGAAGGAGCTGCGGCTGCCGTTCCTCCGTCGCGGCATCACACTGCGCGTGACATTGCGACGTCCGCGCCTTTCCGGCCAGATAAGGTTTGCCCGGATATATCTTGAGACCGGGATGGATGCCGGCAGCGTGGACAGGCTTGACCAACGCGGGCAGATGGCCTTCATGGCAGAACACGGGGTGCGTATCAGCGAGATGGTGGCATGTGCGTTATGCGTTGGATCCGTCAGGGAACACTTCATAAGACCCGTGGCATGGCTGCTGCGGCACTGCGTGGAACACCGATATCTTCTTGGTGCCGCCGATGCCTTCGCCGGGATGATGGGCACCGGCCCTTTTATGAGTATTATCAGATTGGCGGAGCGGACAAACCCGCTGAAGCCGAGGCTGAGCCAAATTCCGGAGGGGAGTTAACAGGCCGTTGGGAAGGCTCCCATAGCCCCTTCGGGTTCATCTGGCAGGTGGCGCAGGCCACAGGATGGAGTGTGCACCACATACTGCACGAGGTGAACTACCAGACATTAATCATGATGCTTAGCGATGCCCCGCGTTATGTTGCCGGGAAGTCCGGAGGCGACAGCAGGTTTTCCGGGCTGAGCGCAGAGGCCGAGGCGGCGGAAGTCGCCGGCATCTTCCAAAGTAACCTGAAAGGATGAAACCAGTAGAAATAGAGATTCTTATGCGTGACAGACTGACACCCGGCCTGAAAAAAGCCGGGCAGTCAGTCCGTGACCTTGCATCAGATGCCAAGGCTGCCTATGAGGAGGTCAAAACCTCGATGCAGGCGCAGAAACAGCATGTGGCTTCTCTAGAGAAGGAGGTTGTCAGGCTGGAGAAGGCATTCAAAAATGCCGCCCCTGGGACAGAATGGTTTGAGGCGCGAAGCAGGCTGGAATCAATAAAGGCCGAACTGGTCGAGGAGCGTGACGCACTGGAAGGGCTGATCGCCCGCGAGCGCGAGCTTGGGGAGGCCGCCGCTGCAGGGCACGACGAGGCCGCCGGAGCGGCACAGGGGCATGACACCATACTTGTCAAACTCCTGGGGGGACAGGAAAAGTACAAAACCATAATGGAGGGGATGCCGGGGCCTTTGCGTGCGGCAGCCTCAGGCATCAACGGCATGACCGGGGCGGCGCGTGCGTTTATCGCCACTCCCCTCGGGGCTATAATCGCTGCCATAGTGCTCGCGCTGCAGGCTCTATCCGCCTGGTTCTCCTCCTCGGCCGAGGGGCAGATGGAATTCGCCCGCATAAGCGGCTACCTGGGCGGTATCCTCGGACAGCTTAACGAGGTTGTGATGGCCGTCGGCAGAGCTATCTACAAGGCATTTACCGATCCCAAGCAGGCCGTCTCCGACTTATGGGAGGCCATCAAGGAGAATATTGTCAACCGTCTAGAAGGGGTTGCCGGAATAGTGACAAATTTCGGGAAAGGTTTGTGGAATGCCCTTAACCTGGATTTCGATGCCGCGGGTGAATCCTTCAGACAGATGGGTAGCGATATACTTAAGGCTGCCTCGGGGGTCGATGATATTGCAGGCAAGGCCAGAGACCTGGCATTGAATGCACATGAGGCGGCAAAAGCCACCGCGGATATCAAGGCCGGGGAGGTGCAGCTGCACCGTGACCGTCGTCAGTGGGGTGTCGAGAGGGAGCGAATGGAGACACGGATCTCCGATTTGCGCCTCAAGGCCCAGCGCGGGGATGCCGCGGCCAACCGGGAGGCGGAACGCCTGATCCGTGAGAAATACAACCGGGAGATGTCGTACCAACAGCGCGAACTCGATCTTATCCGGCAGAAGAATGCCCTCACCACCAACACCGACGAGGACTATGACCGTGAGGCTGAAGCCCAGAGAAAGCTGATTGCTCTTGAAAAAGAACGCAACCAGGAACTCAGCTTTTTCAACCGCAAGGATTTCACCTTGGGCAACCGGTCGGAGACCGTGGCGCAGCGTCAGCGCAATATACAGACCAAGCTTGGACAAGAGCTTGCCGAGCTGCAGAGGCGCAACGATGCCGGAGCCATCGAAGCCATGGAAGAGGGAACGGCGAAAAAACTTCGCCAGATCGAGAACGATTATGCCAGGCGAAAGAACGAGATTGCGAAACAGGAGGCATCATGGCGCAAGGACAACAAGGCCGCAGGCCGGGGGGAGGCATTGGATACCGAACAACGCGCCGCTTTGGATGAGGCCTCCGAGCTTAACGAACGCCTGCGGCAGAAGGCCGTCGGCGAGGTCTATCAGGCGGAATTTGACGCTATGCGCGACAATATCCGGCAATACGGGGATTACCAGCAACAGAAACTTGCGATAGCATCGGAATATGCCGAAAAGATCCGCAAGGCATCCACCGAGGGGGAACGCCGGTCGCTTGAGCGGGAACGTGACAGTACACTGGCATCCGTCACCACCGCAGAGCTCAAAAGTAATATCGACTGGCAGGTGGTTTTCGGGGAATTCGGCGGCATGTTCCGGGACGTGATCACTCCAGTCCTGGCTGATGCGAAGGCCTATATGGATACCGACGAATTCAGGAATGCCGACCACGATAGCCAGCGCACACTTATAGAGGCTGTAAGGCAGATGGAAACATCGGCCGGGGTAGCTTCCCCGGTAAGTTTCGGACAGCTCGGTGCCGATATAGATGCCTACAAACTGAGTATGGATTCCCTGCGCGAGGCTCAGGAAAAATACCGGGATGACTACTCGCTGCTCATGCGGGCTCAAGGAGAATATAAATCGGCCATGCAGCAGGGTACCCCACTGCAACAGGCTGCAGCCAAGGCCGCCTTTGATGCAGCCAAGGCAAACGCCGAGGCATCGGCCGAGAACGTAAGGACGATGAAGGAGGGTGCCGCCGAGGCAAAAAGCACGGTAATCACCACGGCGACGACATTGAAATCCGGGATGGAGGGGGTGCTTGGCGGCCTTCAGAAAATGTCGTCAGGCAGCGCCTCGGGAACATTCGAAGGGATGAAGGAACTGGGGAAAAGCGCCTCCAAACTTAGTGGCGATCTCGGCAAGTCGTTCGGTAAGTTCGCCGACAAACTGGAGAATGTGCCGGTAGTGGGCTGGATCGCCGGCCTGCTCGATGTATTCAAAGACGGTCTGTCGGATTTTATGACCGGTCTGATAGATGCTGTAATCGGGGCTGCCGGCAATATCCTTTCAGATGTCATGAGCGGCGATTTTGTGATACAGACCGGAAAGTCACTGATTTCAGGTGTCGGTAAGATTTTTGATACGCTTACATTCGGTGGATTTTCATCATGGTTCGGCGATAAAGGCAACAGTGCGGAGGTAAACGCCTCCATTGACCGACTTACGGAAAAGAACACAGAACTGCAAGCGTCAATCGAGGGTCTTACCGCCGAAATAAAAGCCGGACGCGGCATGAAAAGCGTGGATGCCTATGAGAAAGCATACCGCCAGCAGCAAAGGGTAAACAGCAACTATCTGGAGATGGCCATGCAGCAGGCCGGCTACCACAGTGCCAACCACAGCTGGGCGGCCACACACCGGAAATTCTCATACGACGAAATCAGGGATATCAGTGAACTTATAGGCAGGAGCTTCAATGGCGACATATTCTCACTGTCGCCTGAGGAGATGCGCAAGTTCCGCGACAAAATGCCTAATCTGTGGCGTGATTTCTTCTATTCAGGTGATTCTGACAACTATGCCGACCGCGTGCTTGAAAAGCTTAACGACTATATGGCACAAGCAGGCAAGCTCGGAGAACTTTCCGACAGTCTTCGGGAGGCAATGACCGGGATGACCTTCGACAATATGTACAGCGACTTCGTGAACAAGCTGTCGGATATGGAATTCGCTGCCGAGGGCGCTGCGGAAAACGTGTCAGGGATGTTCTACAAGGCCATGCTTTCGAACCGTATGGGCGAACTTTACTATGACCGCCTGCAGGAATGGTATCGGAAATGGGGGGATTCGATGAAGGACGGGATGACCGAGGGTGAGATGTCACAGTTGCGGGATGAGTACCGGCAGATTGTTGAAGATGCCGTACGGGAACGTGATGCGATAGCGGCTGTGACTGGCTACGACCAGGTCGCTGCCGGTAGCGGCACGAGCCAGGGAGGAGCCAAGGCCGGGGGATTTATGACAATGACACAAGACCAGGGAACCAGGCTCGACGGTATGTTCACCAGCGGGCTTCGGCACTGGAGCAACATGGATGCCGGAATCGAGGATGTTGCCTCACGCATGGCTACGGCCGAAGGGCATCTTGCGAAAATAGAGGACAACACATCCCGAAGTGCCAAAGAGCTTGAGGCAGTCCGGGAAATTCTTGAAAGGCTCGAACGTGACGGTATAAAAGTTTGACAACAACATGGATAACAATATGGGAAATATACTCGGCGGCCTGACCATTATAAACGGGCGTGATATATGGGAGGATTTCGGGGCTTTCCTGACGGAGGAGAAGCGCGGGGGGATGGAGAACCTGTCGGCGCTGCTCACGCCGAGCCGCGGCAAAAAGGATACGGCGGTATCTATGCGCGAGGAACACGGGGAGCGCTACAGCGCGACACTCACTCCGGCGAACGAGCCGCGTGATGTGGAACTGCGTTTCGCAATCTACAACCCGACGCGTGCCGGATGGATCAGAGCCTACATGGGCTTCGTGCAATTCCTCAAGAAAGGGAACGACGGGTGGCTGGATATGGAATTCCCGCAGCTTGAACTGAGGCTGCGGGTGAAGTACACCGACTGTGGCAAGCTCTCCCCGCTGACATATCTGTGGCGCGAAGGGGTGCAGGCGGCACGGTTCAGGGTCAAGTTCCGGGAGCCGGTGCCGATAATCTGACCGGCATTCGTAAGGCGTTCGACCACCATTCAAACGATATTAGAAAACAACAAGGATATGGGAATCAAGATATACGGACGGGACGGCTCCCTGAGGGGGACTGTAGCCCCGGATGACAACAGCACGCAGCAGCACGGCGTGCAGGCCGACAACGTGCTATCGCTCACGTTCACCCATTACGGGTTCCTGGGCTTCGAGACCGGCGACTATGCCGATTTTTTCGGTTCAAGGTACTGGCTCATGGATGTCCCCGCCCCGGAGCAGGTGAGCGACGGGGAATGGAAGTATTCGCTGCGCCTGTACGGCATCGAAAGCCTGATAAAACGTTTCCTGGTACTGGAAACCACCGACGGCGACACCGAACCGGTGTTCACGCTGACGGCACCGGCACGTGAGCATGTCGCCATGGTCGTAGGCTGTATAAACGCCGCAATGGGAGGCAGCGACTGGAAGGTCGGACGTGTCGATGGTACCGGGCTGATCACAATCGATTATCGCGGGATGATGTGTGATGCCGCACTCGCCGAAATCGCCCGGAAGGTCGGGGAACGCGCCGAATGGTGGGCCGAGGGGCAGACCGTCAATATCTGCAGGTGTGAGCACGGGGAGGCCGTGCGTCTCGGCTACCGTGCCGGCCTTAAAGGGATTGCCCCTGTGAAGGGTGACACGTCCGGGTTCTTCACAAGGCTATTCCCGGTGGGTAGCACGCGCAATATCGACCCCTCGCGTTACGGCCACAGCCGTCTGATGCTTCCCGGCGGGGAGAAATATGTGGATACCGGCACCGCTGTCTACGGTGTGTATGACCATTTCGAGGAGGATGCCTTCAGCGGCATATATCCGCGCCGGACGGGGTGCGTGAGCTACGTCAGAAGCGAAGAGCGTAAGGACGATAGCGGAAATCCCTACACTGTGTATTATTTCAAGGATGAAGGGATGGGGTTTGACCCCAATGCCTACGAGTTGCCGGGGGAGACCAAGCGTGTGTCTTTTCAGGACGGAGACCTCGAGGGTCTCGGGACTGGCGACGACCACTACTTCGAGGTGGATTACAACAGCAAGACCGGCGAATTCGAGATAAAGAACCTTTGGAACGGAGAACAACAGCAGCCTGGTGACGGGCTTGTACCCCATGTCGGGGATCATTACATCCTTTGGAACATAAGGATGCCGGACGAATACTACCCAATGGCGGAGGCGGAACTGGCGGAGGCCGTGGAACAGTATATCGAGGACAGTTGGGCGGATGTGACGGTCTACAAAGGCACTACCGACCATGTATGGCTCGAGGAGGCCGGTATCGACCTGGCCGTCGGGCGTCGCGTGCGCCTGGAGAGCAGCCGGTATTTCCCGGGGCAAGGGTTCCGCGACAGCCGCATAACCAGGATGACCCGTAAGGTCAACAACCCTTACTGGATAGACCTTGAGATAAGCGATGCCGTACAGCACGGGACGTTGCAGCGCATCAACGACCGCATAACGGAGCTTGACAGCTATGTACGTTCCGGTGCGTCAGGCCCGACCCTCCCCGATATAATCCGTACAGGTGACAATACCAGGCCGACAGACAACAACCTTTTTTCGGCATTGCGCGTGTTACGCGATTTTATATCCAAGGCCAAGGATGACCGCACGCCCTACAAGGTGTCGTCGGACAAAGGGTTCGAGGCCGGCAATTACCTGCCGGGGGTCAGCGGCGGGTTCCTCGGGATGGATGCCGAGGGGGATTCGTTCGCGGAGGTGGCACGCCTGTGGGTGCGCGTAAGGGCGTATTTCGAGGAGCTTACGGTAATCAAGGCGGGTGTGCTGGCCGGGAAGCAGTACATCACCCCCGGCGGCGGCATAAAGTGCACCAGGGTGGAGGAAACCCCTACGGCGTGGCGCTGCTGGTTCCTGAGCGAGCAGGACGGCGAGAAGACCGAGACAAAGATCGTGGCGGGCGACCAGGCCATAGCGCAGGTGTTCAACGCCAAAGAAGGGACTGCCAACAAGGTCAGCAACCACCGCTACTGGAGGCTGGTCACGGCTGTGGACAACGACGCCCTTACGGATGACGCGGGCAACCACTACGGCTACATAGAACTGTCGAAGACCGACTGCGAGGCGGGCAGCGACACCCCCAAGGCGGGCGACGAGATATGCCAGTTCGGCAGCCGCGACGACAGGGACAGGCAGTCGGCCATGGTGTTTTCCACCGTCGATGCCGACGCCCCGAGCGTCAAGCTCTACAGCGGCATCGACTCGTTCTCGCTGGCCGGGAAGGCCGTGGTGTCGTTCGGGCGCGACCCGCAGACGGGGCAGGTGTACTTCCGCCTGGGCGCATCCGGTGCGAGGCAGTACCTGGAGTACACGCAGGACGGCGGCCTGGTGGTCGCGGGCAGCATCTCGACAAAGTCCACCCTGTCTGACGGGCGTGAACTTGGTGCGGCGATAGACGGCAGCGTGAAGGATCTGGACGTGCTGTATATATCGCACACGTCGCAGACGCAGGCACCGGCGCTGCCCGTGCTTGGGGCTGACGGCTCCATCACCGACTACAGGGGGTGGCGGACGGAGGCACCGGCCTACGAGAGGGGGAGGTTCGTATGGCAGACCACCTACACCCTCAGGGGTGACGGGACCGCGGGGTTCGCGGGTACGTCACCCCTGCCGGGGCAGGACATAGTGACGCAGACCGGGGAGGTCGTGGAGTACGCCGCCGGGACGAGCGGCACAACCCCGCCCGCCACCGGGTGGCAGCCTAAAATCCCCGCCGTCACCAAGGGGCAGTTCCTGTGGACGCGCGTCACCACGTCGTATTCCGACGGCCCCTCCACGGTGTCGTACTCGGTGTCGTACATCCCCAGGGACGGGGCGGACGGCAGCGACGGCAAAGACGGCGCTGGCTACACCCCCAACCTCCTCAGGGGTTCGGACGTGCAAAAGGCAAGCACCAAATACGAGATCGGGCATTACGAATGGGACGCCCGCCCGCCGCTGGGGACGGTGTGCACGCTGACCGTGTGCGCCAGGGTCGGGGCCAAGGATAAGGAAATCGCCATATTCCAGGACAACGGCTACGTGCGGGCGGGTACGTTCACGTCCGGGACGGAGGCCGTGAGGTCGTTCACGTTCGCGGTCACCGACAGCACGGCCTCCGGCGCCGATCATGACCGCGGCATCTCGTTCTTCCACAGCCCCAACGACGGCGACTACGACCCCGACACCTATGTAAAATGGGCGACTGTGACCCCCGGCAACACACCGCAGACGGCATGGATACCGGCGGCCTCGGAGCAGAGGGGCGTCACCATAGCCTCGGAATCCGTAAAATACGCGAAGGACACCGCCGGGGTGCAGCCCGCCGACACGGCCTTCACCGCCGACAGCATCGGGACGCTCGGCACAATCAAGGGTGGCGACTACATCTGGAGCAGAAAGGCGGTCACTTATACCGATGGCACCGTCACCAAGGAGTATGCCGTGAGCCGTATAGGCGCTGACGGCGAGACCTCCGTGGCGGGGCTGCATGTGGCATACGCCTCGGGCATCACCGGTTCGCTGCCGCACCCCACAGCTGTTACGGGCTTCTCCACAACGATGTTCGACGGAGCCAGGTATATCGGCATCTGCAAGGACGACAAGGAGGAAGACCCCGGTGCGTCGGAATTCGGCAAATATGACTGGGCGCGGTTCGTCGGGGAGGATGCCGCCCCGGCGAAGCTTGTGGTCGTCAACGCCGACGCGCAGGCATTCACCTACAAGGATGACTTCGCCACGCTGACCGGGGCTGACAAAATACATATCAAAGCCTCGGTGCAGGGTATCGACAACCCCACGTATCAATGGGGCTACAAGTTTCCCAACGGGCCGTGGACTGCCTATGGTGCGAATACGGGTGACACCCTCCAATTGTCGGCCTCATGGGGCAATTGGGGCGACAACCGCTCCGTGACATGGCGCTGCACCGTCGGCGGCGTGTACGACGAGGTGACGGTAATGAAGGTCAGCTCCGGGGCCAAGGGCGACCGGGGCGAGAACTACACCGGGAACCTGCTGCTGAAATCGGGTGAGCCTGTCACAAGCGCCACATACCCCACCAAGACCTACAGGCTGGCGGAAGCCCCGGCGCACGGGGAGGAATGCACCATAACGATATGGGGGGAGCTCTCCCCTTCGGGGCCTGCAGGCTATATGTTCGTGGCCTATAACTCCGGCGGCTCGGTGGAACTGTGTAAACTGTCGGAGGTGGCGGACGGGGTATATTCGGCAAAATTCAGGTGGATAAACTATTACAGTTCCCCGGATGAGGCCGGCGCTGTCAAGAACCCGACAAGCGTGCATATCTATGCCATGCCCAACGGACACCTGGCCAACACCATCCGCCGCATCAAGCTGGAGCGTGGCCACAACTCCAGCCCCGTTTGGACGCCCAATGCGGAAGACCTGGAGACCGTGTCGGTGACACTCACCAACGAGGCGCACATCTTCGAGGGCGACACCGAGAAGGCCGTGGCGGGGTACACCGAGTGCGGCATCGTAGCCTACAAGGGGGCGGAACCCGTCAAGGCGTCGCTTCCGACGAGCCTGCCGGGGCTTCCCACGGGCATGACCTACACCCGCGTGGCCAACGACAGCACCGCCGCGAAGTTCCGCATCGACGTGACCACGGCGTTCACCAAGCGCCAGGGCACCCTCACCATCCCCGTGACCGTGGACGGCAGGGTGTACGACAAGGTGTTCTCGTGGTCGCTGTCGCTGCAGGGGAAGGCGCGGAGCATAGCGGTCAAGAGCTACGGGTATTCCAACCAGAACACCGGGGGCGACGGCTACGTCAGGGTTGACGGCAGGAAGGTCGACACCTCCCGCGGGCGCGGCATCAACATGGTCACGCTCGACAGGCAGACACTCGCGGTGGTGGAACAGGCGCGGTTCGACCTCTATACCGGGAACCCCGGTGTCGCCAGCGAGCGCACGAGGCTCATTGACAAAATCAACAGCCTCGATGACGGCGTGTTCGTATGCCTGTACTTTTTAGACAACGCCACATGGACTGCGGAACTTGCCGCAGCCATGAGGAAGCTCGGCTCGCTGGGCGACATCCGCACCGACGGCAGCAGCCGCACCTTCGCGTTCATAGGTTACAAGGGGCTGACGCCGGGCTACGCCCTCCAGGCACAGACCGCCAACGCCACGCCGCCGAACGCCGAGGTGTCGGCCTACGTGGCCGACGGCATGTTCACCACGTCGAAGACCGCCGTGGGCATCGACCGCATCGTCGAGGAGTACTACCTGTCGACCTCCCGCGAGACCCCCGCAGGCGGCTCCTGGACTACCAAGGCCAACCGCCCGGCATGGAAGGAGGGGCATTACTGGTGGACGCGCAGCCACATATACTACACCGACGGCACCGAGGGGTACACCGACGGGGTGTGCGCCATGGGGGAAGCGGGCGCCCCCGCCTTCCGCCTCGACCTGAGCGAGGAGAATGTGCCCGTGTCGTGCCATGCCGACGGCACGGTGGCCGTAAGCGGCGACATCGCAACCTCCAAGGCCACGGTCTACAGGGGGGGCGCCGCCGACACGGGGTGGGGCTTCGCGGCACAGTTTGCCGGGTGCACCGGCAGCATCAACGGCTCCACAGGCGTCATCACGGTGAACACCATAACCGCCGACAAGGCCACGGTGACCGTGACCGTAACGAAGGCCGGGCATGCCGACCTGACGGCGGTGATGAACCTTTGGAAGGTCAGGCCGGGGGCGGGATATACCCCCAACCTGCTGAAAGGCACCAAAGACCCCAGGACTGTGACGGCATCCGCTACCAGCACCTATTCCTTCCTCGTATATAATTTTGACGAATCCCTCGTCGTCAAGGCCGGTGACAGGATCTCGGTATCGGCCGGGGGCGTCGAGGTGCTTGCCGGCAACCCGTCGGGCTTCACCGTCGGGCTGTATGACAACGACGGCACAGGGTGGTACGGCGGCCGTGCGGTTATAACAAAGGACAACCCCGAATGCACGCTGAAAGCCGACAAGGCCGCGACCGTCAAGACCATCATAATATATGCAGGGCTTCCAGGCTCCACCAACGGCAACTCCGTGAGGTTCTCCCGCGTCATGGCCGTCAAGGGGGACACACCCATGCCCTGGTCCCCCGCCGCCTCGGAGATGGTGGCCGCGCCCGCCAAGGTGGTAGTGGTCAACTCCGACGCGCAGATAATATCGTATGCCGACGGCTACAACACCCTGGTAGGCCCCGCCACCGTGAACCTGTCGGCCACCCTGCAGGGTACGACCGGCTACCAATGGAGCTGCAAACAAGAAAAGCAGCCGGCGTTCACAGATATACCGGGGGCTACCTCGCCGACCTACGCCCTGGCACGCGACGCCTCGATATGGGGTACGGCCAAGAGCATCACCATCCGCTGCACCTCCGGCGGCATGCACGACGAGGTCACCATAGCCAAGGTCAGCTCCGGGGCCAAGGGCGCCACGGGTGCGGCAGGCAAGGACTACTGGGTGTCGGACGTGTGGCTGGACGCCACGGGGTACGACGCGGACAAATGGATACCGTTCACAGGCACCGTGCTGCCATCCGTCGGCGTCGCACGCATATGCGTGGACGTGCAGCTTAACTCCGGCACCAGGCCGTCGTGGTCCACCCACAACGGCGGGTTCAGCGTGACCCTCGATTTCGAGATGCAGAAGAGCGGCTGGGGCACGACCCCCGGGCGGGCTGTCATATACGCGGACAACTGCATGTGGGTACAATCCGGGCAGGCGTCACCGGCGAGCTTCGCGCAGATGTCGTACAGCTCCACCCCGGTGCTATACCTTCGCGGGGGCGGGAAATACAGGGTGCGCTGCACCTATGCGTGCCAATGGACAGCCAGGCCGAACGGGTACACGTGGACGGGCAACGGCCACTCGCAGACGGTCAGCCCGCAGACCTCGCGTCCCAAACCCCAGGGGGACACGTTCGACGCCTACACGGTGCTGCTCACCAACGAGAGCCACACGTTCGCCGGGGGTGTCAGCTCGGCTGTCGCCGGGGACACCACATGCGAGGTCATAGCCTACAAGGGCGCGACGAGGGTGCCTGCCACCATCGACTCCATAACCGGGCAGGTCACCGGGCTTACCACGGCCATCACGAACCCCTCCACCACCTCTGCCAGCTCCGGGTTCGCCGTCAACGTCACCACGGCGCTGACACAGAAGCAGGGGGTGCTGAAAGTCAACCTTACCGTCGACGGCAAGTCGTTCACCAGGGAGTTCTCGTGGTCTCTCGCGCTGAAAGGTGCCACCGGCGACAGGGGCCCGGCGGCAACCGTCTACCAGCTGGGGCTGTCGGCGGACGCCATAACGCGCAGCCTGACCGGCGCCCTCGTGCCAGCGTCGCTCACCGTCACAAAATACAAGGTCACGGGCCCCGACCGCGCCGCCACCACCGAGAAGTGCGTGCATTACCAGGCACTCGATTCCTCAGGCAACGTGCAGTCATCGGGAACCGTCGCCACCCCAGGCTCGTCATCCTTCACCGTCACCGCCGCCCAGCTCGCCGGTATCATCAGGCAGGACACGGTGTCGGTGGTGCTGACGCTGCGCGACACCGCGTCCGCCTCTTCGGCCTACCACCATTCCGAGACGGTACCCGTGCTAAACGAGGGGTCGGCCACCGTGGAGGGGCGCGGCAACATGGTGCTCAACTCCGGCTTCCGGGGGAAGGCGCACTGGGACATGTCATCCACGGCACGCATCGACCAGGGTAACGGCCCGCACGGGCAGAACTCGGTGTACGTCGAGAGCCTCGGCGCGACCGGCCTCACATACCGCGGCATCTACAACAACTACGGCGCCTCCAAGGGCGAAATCAACCCCGGGTTCGTCATCGGGGGACACAAGGTGGTAACAGTGAGCATCTACACCAGGCTCGACGAGCAATCGTGGGCTGACGCCTTCGGGAGCGACAACGCGGCGATGGATGTCATGGCCGTCGACGCAAACGGCATCTCGTGCGCCAACTCCGTAAGCATCCCCATCCTCCCCAGGAACTCCGACGGCACCTTCAAAATCGGCGAATGGGTGCGGTTCGACATAACCGTCCCCACAAGCCGCTTCACCAGGTACGACGGCCCGACCAACCCCTCGGGCGAGCCCTACGCCATAAGGTTCTACCCCTACATACTGAAAAACGGCAAAATAAGGTTTGCCGCCCCGCAGGTGGAATGGGGCAACACCCTCACGGAGTGGGAACCCTCCCCCCGCGACAACGACTACCTGTCGCAGGCGCTGCGCGACGCCCTGACGGAAGGCAACATCGGGCAGTTCGGCCTCATCCTGGCCACACTGCTGCGGATGGGTTCCACGGGCGCCGACGGCACCTACCGCGTCATGTCGGGCATCAGCGGCCTGGCAGACAGGGAGGACGCCCCGGCCATATGGGGTGGCGGCGACATGTACGATGCCGCAAAGCCGGATACCGTCCCATCAGGGGCGGAGGCGGCGGCATTCATGATGCGGCACAACGGCGAGGCGTACTTCTGCCGCAACCTGGTAAGGCTACTGGGAGACCATATGGAGATGGGCGAAGGCGTAAGGCTCGACCCCGACGGGCTGAAACTGCTCGATGACAAGGACGCCACACGCATGCTCATATCCCGGAAAGCCCTCCCCGCACGGCAGGTGGAGAACATAACCGGCGCAGTCACGAACCCCTCGTACACTTTCGGCGCCGGTACGGTGAGGATAGGGAGGCGCCCCAGGGTGACCATGCCGAACGGCCTGATAAGCCAGGGCGCGGAGGGTATAATATCGGAGGTGCCGTTCGGCGAGGTCTCCCTCGGCAGCCTCCCCGCCGGTTCCTCCGTCTCCGGGAAGGCCGCCGTGAGGCTGGGGTACTCCGTGGGGGCGAGCGCGGAACACCCGTTCTCCGGGACGTTCACGGCCGAGGTGTACCATGTCAGCGGCACGGCACGCCGCCTGGTGCATACCGCGTACGGCGGGTTCCAGGACGCCCCGTCGGAGGGGAGGGGTTCCGCGACGGTGAACTTCATGACCCCGCTGGCGGGCGAATACCGTATGTCGGTGAAGGTGAATGCCACGCCGAACCTCGGGGCGACCGCCGTTGTCGCGACCAAGTCCGTGACCCCGACGGCCTCGCTCAAGGTCGTGAGGGGCGTGGACGAGCAGTTCGTCATAGCGCCCGACGGGATACTGGGCGCGTGGCAGGGGATGCGGGTGCTGGCGACAGGGGGGTATTTCGGAGTGCTCGTGGGTTCGACGTTCGGCATCAGGATACGGCAGGCAGACCTGTCGCTGACAGATGACGGCGGCTCCACATGGCACGCGCTCGACTTCGCCAAGGCCGTACAGCTCGGCCTGCTGAAATGACCGCCGCGCAACCATGCCTTTAAAAGCTACAATATCTACCAACCCTTTAAAACAAAACGACAATGACACAGGAACATCTTACACTGAAAAGCCCGCTGCGGGCCACAGTCCCGGTTGACAACTCCGCCCACGAGGGGCGCGGCTACGACCTCTACGGCGAACTCGAAACGGAGGGAGCGTCGGTGACGGCGTTGAACAACGGGCATATCTCCAAGCCCGGGGACCCGCTGGTGCATGGCACCTTCGGGCGCAACCCCGACGGCACGCTGTGGCTCAACCTCGACTGCCCGTCGGGCGGGCATGCCGGGGCCATGGCGGCGGTCGCCGCATTCGTCGAGGCCGCCTATGCCAAAGGCGCGTCGGCAGCCGCGGCCGTCACCGGCTGACGCCCGGACGTGACATAAGTGTGGCACCAGGCCGCAGACCGGGTGCCACACCTATGTGTCATATCGATATTCCTGGAATAAGCCCAGATACAAGGCAGGATATGCCTGCATAAGACGACCGGGATAGGAACCCGGTACCGGCGGGGAAGCAATAGAAAACCCCCGGCCTGTTAATATAGACGCCAATCATTTATTAACACAACGCTCGTAGCGCACGACCGGGGGTTACATATCCCTTGCTCGCGCTACGAGCTTTTTATATGTCAATAAATGATTGGCATTGCAAATTTACAAAAAAACATCTTATATGAAAGTATTTGAAATATTAAATCTGCACAAGGAAATACTCGGCTTTCTTCAAACCGTCGGCATACGTGTCGGGGATGTACGTTATATAGAGCTGTATAACGAGTACAGGCGCCTGCTTGGAAACGGCGAGAAGGTCACATATATAGTCGCGTCGCTGTCGGGACGCTACCATGTAAGCGAACGCAAGATATGCGGCCTGGTAAAACTGTTCCAAAAGGACTGCAGCCCGTATGCAGTGTGACAAGGCCCGTAACCCGGCAGGTATGCGTCACAAGGCGGTATATTTGCCGCAGACATATCTACATCTTATGAACAAATACCATCAGATACTGGGGAAGATCCTGTCGGGCGGGAAGCCCCAGAAGAACAAGAAGGGGAACATCGTCTGCCTGCTCAATGAAAGCCTGTCATTGGGACCCGGTGACCTGTTGGAGATATTCGAGGGGCACCCTATCGCCCGCAACAAGCTCAAATGCGAGCTGGGGCTTTTTATGCGCGGGGAACGTCAGGTCGACAGATACCGCGAAGCCGGGATAGACTGGTGGGATTATTGCGGCAGCACCCTTGTAAACGGCTACCCGTCATACTTTGAAAAGCTCCCGGGACTGATCGGGAGGATAAACCGGGAGAGGCGCAGCAGCAAAAACTACGTGCTTTTCCTTGGGGCCAACGGGGTCGAAAGCAACCAGGCGCCATGCCTCAGCCTGGTGCAGTTCCAGATTGACGAGGGACGCCTGGTGCTTTCGGCATACCAGCGGAGCTCCGACGCGAACCTCGGGCTGCCTGCCGACATCTACCACCTGTACCTCATATCCCGGCAGGTCGAGATGCCGCTGGAGTCGATCACGCTGAACCTGGGGAATGTGCACATCTATGAGAACAATATGGAGAAGACACGGCGCCTCCTTGCCGGGGAAAGCGGCATAAAGTTCGACCTGAATGTATGAAGGACGGAATCCGAAGCCGTATATGCTGCAGCAGGCATGCAGTATGCCACGCATCACAACCTTGGCGGCAGTCCCGGGATTGGCGAACTTTGCACCTCGAAATTATCCTTTAAGAAAATGAAAAGAGTGTACATGTCAGCCCCGTTGCCATTCCCGGGGCAGAAACGGAGGTTTGCAGGCGGATACAGGGAGTTTCTGGATTCGGTGAAAGGTGCGTCCGTGTTTGTCGACCTGTTCGGCGGCTCGGGGTTGTTGTCCCATATCACCAAACGCGAACGGCCCGACGCCCTGGTGGTCTACAATGATTTTGACAACTACCGACAAAGGCTGGGCCATATCCCCCGGACCAATTCGCTGTTGCGGCGTATAAGGGGGATGGTCGCCGACGTCCCCCGTAACGGTATAATACCAGGCGGCATAAGGCATGGCATCCTGGGACTGCTGGAAGCCGAGGAAGCCGCCGAGGGCTTCGTGGACTACATCACGCTGTCAAGCTCGCTGCTGTTCCCAGGTAATAACGCCACGACCCTGGACGGGTTGCGCAGACATTCGTTCTATAACAGGTTGAGGCGCACGGACTATGATGCCTCCGGGTATCTCGACGGGCTTGAGATAACATCGTGCGACTACCGCGAGCTGTTCGGGCGCTACAAAGACCGTGAGGACGTCGTGTTTATCGTAGACCCGCCATATCTTTCCACAGACGTGGGTACCTACAGAATGTGCTGGAGGCTCCCCGATTACCTGGACGTGCTAAAGGTGCTGTCGGGGCATAACTTCGTCTATTTCACCTCCGGCAAATCCGGTATCATGGAATTGTGCGACTGGCTGGGGAAGAACCGGGGAATCGGGAACCCGTTTGAAAACGCGGCCAGGAATGATTGCAACGCCCGCCTCAACCATCATGCCGGATATACCAACATAATGTTGTGCAACATCGCCTGA